GTGCGGTAAGCGCATCCCGCCGCTCGCCACGGGTGGCTTCGGGTTCAATCCACATGAAGCTCCGCACGAAGGCTGTCCCGCCTGCCACGGCGATGGAGTAGAGCAAGTGAGGGTAGCCGACACCAGGCGCGTTCGCGGGGCTGCACGCCGCCTCTGTGCTGGAGTGAAGAAGACCAAGGATGGCATTGAGATCAAGATGCGCGATCAAGATAAGGCGCTCGACAATATTGCCAAGTTCCTCGGAATGATTGTCAACAAGAACGAAATCGCCGGTCCTGGCGGCGGCCCAATATCCACGGTCAACTTCACGGCCGAAGACCTGAGTGACGACCAAATAGCGACGATGTTACTATCGGAAAATGGAGGGGTTTGAAATGGATCAGGATTTTATCAACGCATTGTTCGATCTAAATGAAAAGGCTGAATCGGATCGCACCGCCATTTATACTGCGGCCAAGATTTTTGCAGAGACCTTGCATCGCCATGCGTTGGATACGGGCGCTTTGAAGCGATTGACGGAAGATGTCTGGGCCATTGCAAAGCAGGCGACCAAGTAGTATTCTGAGTCCAACGTTTCCTCCGAGACGTTGAGCACCAGCCCCGGTTTGCATCGTCCTTGCCGACAGCGCCGGGGCTGAGTTGCGTATAGTGTCAATATGATCGCGCGCTCAGAGTTGCTCAAAGAATTGCAGCACCGCCGGCGAGCGCGGCTACATCTGCACGATTACATCACCTATACGTCCCCTCATTTCAAGACAAGTGCTTTCAGTGAAGCGGTGTGCCGAGCGATCACTAAATTCATCAACGATGTGAATGCTGGTATACGCCCAGTGTTGATTCTCAAAGCTCCTCCGCAGCACGGTAAGTCAGAGATGGTGAGCCGTAAGTTGCCAGCGTTCTTGATGTCTACCTGTCCCGAATGGCTTATCGGCACGGCATCTTATGATTCGGACTTAGCTAACGGAATGGCTCAATGGGTTCGACGCAATTTAACGAGCACGAAACATAAACGTCTCTTTCCGAATATTAAACCTAAAGATAAATTTGATCGATCAACCATCAATTTCTTTAATTCTCCTTATGGAAACGGAAGCTATTTCAGTACTGGCATTACAGCAGGTATTGCCGGTAAAACTATCAATATCGGGATTATTGACGATCCTACAAAGGGTCAGAAAGAGGCACTAAGTGAGGTAACTAAAGAAAGTCATTGGAATTGGTATCAAGCAGAGTTCATGGCTCGTCTTAGTGAATATAGCGGTGAGATCGTTATGGCCACTTCATGGGCTGAAGACGATTTGCCTGCTCGAATCGAAGCGATGTATAGCAAACCTGAGCACCGTCATCGTCTGACGGTGTTGCGCTTCCCTGCTCTCAACTATCCGAATGAGACCGGATACAACCCGAAGCTCCCCAAAGGCGCTTTGGTTCCCGATCTCAAGAGCGAAGAACTTTTGAGGGAAAGAAAAGCTACCACTTCCGAGTTTTGGTTCTCTGCGGTGTATCAGCAGAGCCCCCATCCTCTTGGTGGCAGCATCTTCAAAGTTACCGGCATTCAGTTCTATCTGCCCAAAATGCTGCCGAAGAGCTTCGATCTCATCATCGACTCATGGGATTGCACTTTCAAGGATACCGATGGATCGGACTATGTTGTCGGCCAGAAGTGGGGTAAGAAGGGTGCTTATTGCTACCTTCTACATCAGATCCGAGGGCAGATGGGATTCACTGAGACCGCCAGGCAGGTTGAGGTGCTCCGGACATGGGGAGGACTCATATCTCGCGAGGTTCTGATCGAGGATAAAGCCAACGGGCCGGCCGTAATCGACTTCCTGAAGATGAAGGTGTTCGGTCTCATCCCCGTCGAACCCGATGGATCAAAGACGGCCCGCGCTCATGCGGTTACCAGCGTATGGGAAGCGATGAACGTGTGGCTGCCGCATCCCGATGTCGCAGAGTGGATTGGATCTGCCGGCGGCCAACATCTGCCGGGAACATGGCTAGCCGAAGTGACGCGATTCAGCGGCCCAGGATCAGTTGCAAATGACGATCAGGTGGATAGTTTTACTATGGCGCTGCGCCGGTTGTATCCGCTTTTCGGGCGAATAGCCATCAGTGGAGCTGCAATGGCCCGCGCCGCCGGAAGTGTAAGATAATGGGCATTCTAACCCAAGGAGGATCGCGGCGACCCGCCAGAGCAACGAGGGGCATGGCATAATATCGTCATGCCGACTCGCAACCCGGAACCGAAGGATGGAATGCGCCGCGCCGTCCTAAAGGCTCGCATGGACGCCAAACCAGAGAAGAGCTACGCCTACCCAGTCCAAGCTCCCGTACTGGCCGCAGGCGTAGTGCCTGCCGACACTCAAGCTCCGGTAGCAATGGATTCCTACGGCTACAACTACTCTGTTAGTCAGGGTTGGGGTGGGACCGAATTTGTCGGATTCCCCGGTTACCCCTACCTATCGATGCTTTCGACGCGAGCTGAATATCGCATGTTTGCGCAGGCGATGAGCAACAATCTCACCCGAGAATGGCTCAAGTTGGGTTCGACAAATACCGACGACGACGCTACCAAAGAGGTCATCAGTCAACTTGAGCAGGATATGAAAGACATCGGCCTAAAGGAAGTCATCGCGACGATGTGCGATCACGATAGCTTCTATGGGCGCGCTCAAATATTCCTCGACATTCGCAGCCAAAGTTCCGACCAAATTCGCGATACCCCACTCCTCCTCACCCCGAAGACAATCAAGAAAGAAAGTATCGGTGAGGATGAGAAGATCACCAAATACTTCCGCGTCAAGGCGGTCGAGGCAATGTGGACGACTCCGAGCGTCTATAATGCCGACGATCCTACGCGAGATGATTTTTATAAGCCGGTCGGATGGTTCATGCTTGGCCGCCGCATCCATGCTGATCGTCTCTTGACCGTCGTAACGCGCCCAGTTACCGACATGCTCAAGCCCGCTTTCAATTTCGGCGGGATGAGCATGAGTCAACTCGCAGAACCATACGTTGACCGATGGTTGCGAACCGTGGGAAGCGTTTCCGATCTGATCAACAATTTTTCCGTTTTGATGCTGATGACCGACATGTCGCAAGTTCTTAACGGAACTGACGATGGAGCAAGCCTAAGGGATCGACTGGATTACTTCACGCTCACCCGCAATAACAAGGGCATTGGGGCGATGGATAAGGATCGCGAAGAGCTTGTCATTCAGAATGTGCCTCTGGGCGGCCTTGATGCTCTTCAGGCTCAATCCCAGGAGCAGATGTGCTCCGTCAGTCACATTCCCGCCGTCATCTTGCTTGGTATTTCTCCGACCGGCTTCGGCAATCTGGCGGAAGGTGAGATTAGGGCGTTCTTCGACTGGGTGCGCTCGCTGCAATATCGCGATTGGAATTGGATCGTGGTGCGAGTGCTGGAAATCATCCAGCTCATCCGCTACGGCAAGATTGATCCCAACATCACAGTCAATTGGGAACCGCTCTATCAGATGACGCCGAAGGAAGAGGCGGAACTGCGCAAGACGGATGCCGACCGAGATGCTGCCTACCTTGATCGGCAAGTACTCTCGCCGGAAGAGGTGCGCGAAAAGCTCGCACGTAACCCGGACAGCGGTTACGAAGGATTGAATGTCACTGAAGTCCCTGAAGGTGATAATGATGCTGAGGGAGATGGAGATGACGATGCCTGAAGAGATTGAAGATGCCATGCGCAACGGAGCAAACCCGCTATTTTTGTGCGGACTGATCGCCTTAGCCGAATGTGGGGACGGGAACTTGCTGATGGAAATGATAGACGAGGTTGGCCAACGGGTGTACCTGGAGAAAGTAGGGCGTGATGCGTAAACGACAGTTTGCTATCGGAATGATTGCGGCGTTCATCTGCGTTGCGATGATGGGGGCAGTCAATGGGATATTCGCCAACGTCACCGCCAGCGGATTCATCAACTCGGTCACGGGCTATGAGTTCGCAGGAGCAGCCCCGGCCAATCATCTGCTGGTGGGCAACGGTTCGCAGTACGTGGATGCTACCACTCTTCCGAATGCTTCCCTGCCCAACGTAGGGACTCCGGGGACGACGCTACTCCCTACGTCCATTACTACAGATGCTCAAGGCCGCGTGACCGCTACGGTGGCTGGTCCAGCGTTTACCGGAACGAGCGGCTTTCAGACTCTCGGGGACGGGTTGATTTTGGAATGGGGAACGACTGGGGATTTCGATACCGGACCTCAAACTGTGACGTTCCCTTTGACCTTTCCGAATGGTTGTCTATGGGCTCAAACTGGCCAATACCAGGACTCAGGAACGCAAGCTCAAGAAACGCTCATCGTTCCTACGGGCGGGGTAATTTGCACAACTACTCAATTAACGTTGCGTAACAACGGTGTTACCAACCAGACGTGGTTCGCCATTGGCCACTAAGCTCAGACCGATTCGAGCTAACGCCGGCCTCCGTCAGCGTTATCAGAAACAGATGCTCGCCGTCATAGACGATATGACGGCGAGCATTATCTATTGGCTTCAGGCTCAGTATCGTGAAGCACCCCCGGTAGCGATGGATGCCACGCCGTCACAGCAGATGATCAAGCGCTTCGATGAACTTCGTAAGCGATGGTTGAAGCGCTTTGATAAGGCCGGTCCAAAGATCGCCAAAGCCTATCTCAAGCGCCAACGGGCCGCTACGGATACGGCGATGATGATGGCTCTTCGGGACATCGGATTCACAGTCAAATTTCAAATGACTGCGCCAGTGACCGATGCATTCAACGCATCATTAGCCGAGAACATCGGACTCATCAAGAGTATCCCCGAGCAATATCTGGGTCAGGTGCAGGGCGCATTTTCCCGCGCCTACTCGCAGGGTAAAGGGTTGGACGTGATGGTAGCCGACCTCATGCGTATCGGCGGGGTGACGCGCCGGCGAGCTGCATTTATCGCACTGGATCAAAGCAACAAGGCAAATGCCGTCATTGAGCGCGCCCGTCGGCTGGAGTTGGGAATTGAAGAGGCCGAGTGGCGGCATAGTGGGGCAGGCAAGCATCCACGGGTGGAGCACCAGCGGGCAACCGGCCGCGTATATAAGGTGCGCGACGGCTGCCCGATCAAGAATGAGAAGGGTCAGATTGAGTTCATCAATCCTGGGGAGAAACCCTTCTGCCGCTGTATTTCTATCAGTCGGATTCCGGGGTTGAAGTTGTTGGGTTAGCGAGGTTCTCTGTTTCCCCACCAACAAGGAATTCCACTTTTATTATGAAATTTTTCACTTTTGTATTGTTGCAAATTTTCTTGTTCTTCGACGTAGTGTTGTTCACATAGTGGGCGAATTTTGCCATTTTCTAAGGATTGAACGAGACCAATCGCATTGTTTGAGCAAGGCGTTTCGTTACCAATCATGTGATCACCTCATAGAGTTGGATTCCGGGGTTGAAGGTGTTGATATAGACCAACCTAATCTATACCATTGCTCTGAAACTTCATCGTATAGACTCATCGGTCTGAAAAATAGATAAGCCGCCTTGGGATCTGGTATCTGTAGCAGTTCGGCGGCATGGTTAATCAGCGACAGGAATCCATCTTGCGTTATCACCTAAAGCCTCCAATTTGCGGTTGGAATCCTCAGCTTCCCTACTGAAGAGAAGGATTGGCGGAATCGGTACGCCTGATAGCAGGTACCTTATGGGAACATCAGGATCAGAAGGCAGGCTGCTATTATGCACACAATTAAGGCTGGCCATACGAACCTTTCTTCGAACTGGTTGTTCACCGAATCACCGCCCAGATAAAGCTGATGCACCATCCGATTCCGGTCCAACCGAAGAAAAATTTGGTCCAGAAGATGGCGGCGATTTGGCGGTGATGGCGAACCCATGCAACCAGGAAGGGGAAGAAGTACAAGGTGAGGGCTGCGAGTGCGATTGCTAGTGCAGTCCAAAGATTGATATTGGTCATAATCTCCTCCGAGATGGGTTAATTGGATTTCATTTCAGCATGTCCGCAAGCGCGTCGATAAATTTAGCCTGGCAAGTGAAGTTGCGGACATCAAGTTTATAGTGGTCACCGAGCGCGTTGATAAATCCGGTCCATCCCATACGCTTCAGGTTGAGCCCCGCGAATCCTGTAATTTCGAGATGCCGACATAGTCTTTCTCGGTTTAATTGATTACTGGGTCCGTAAAAGGTGTTGTGGAACTCGGTGTTGGTCATAATCTCCTCCGAGAGTTATTTGTTGCCGAGGTTGGAAGTCGCGATGCCCATGTAATCCTGCTCAAACCGATACTCAGAGATGATCTTGGAGGCGAATCCACGGTAAACGATGCGAGTTCCGCATGGCCCATCCTCAAAGATATGCAGATACTCGTCACCCGTGTAATCTGCTAGGTCTGCAATGATCTCCCCGAGGCTATGGCGCGTCATACCAAGGGAAAACTGGTTGATGTAGTAGATTGGCTGATTGCTGAGAGGGAGTGTGCGATCCTGATTCATTTACGTATCCTCCGAGAGTTCTTTGCTACTCCTTTATCCTCTCACACTACTCGTAGTGTGTCAACTGATATTTTTATCAAAATGCATTTTGCTATATTTGAACGGTGATTCTCGCCCTAGACTCGACAATGCGGACGTATACGGCAGATGGCCGTCTGCATATCGCTCGTTCGCACATCACCAAGGCCAGCGTCAATAAATACTATGGCCGCGAAATCCCTCAGTGGGAAGCGCTCGGGCTTGATCGGGATCGTGCTTATTGGATGCTGCGTGATCCCGAAGAGCTGGCGCGGGCGGCCGATACCTTCAGGATGTTGCCGATCCTCAATAAGCACGTATTTGTCACCGATTTTGACGGGATGAGCGAGCAGGAGAAAAAGCAGCACATTGTCGGATCGACCGGCAGCAATGTTGAATTTCTCGATCCCTACCTGGATGCCGATACGACCATCTGGGACGTTAACGCCATCGCTGGAATCGAGACGGATCGAGTACGAGAGTTCTCTTGCAGTTACCGTTATGTACCAATAATGACATCAGGTGATTACCAAGGTGTGCATTACGATGGTATTATGACTCAGATTCAAGGCAATCATCTTGCTTTGGTTGAGTCGGGCAGGGCTGGGAACGATGTTCTCGCCGCAGATCAATCACCGGAGATTACTCGCATGAAACGTTCCAAGCTCGGCAACGCTCTAATCGTGGCTGCTACCACAGCCTTCCCCGCCGTCAAGGTCGCAATGGATGGCAGCGAGCTTGAGAAGTTGCTGGCCCCAGCCACCCGCAATAAGTTCACGCCGACCGAGCGCAAGAAGGCCGCGGGACTCATCGTTGCGATGGATGCCAAGATCGACGAAAAGCAAGTCATCGCCGTATTCGACGCTATGACTGATGTCGAAAAGGAAGAGCCTGCTGAAGACGCCGATGAGCATCCGAAGGGATGCATGTGCGCCGATTGCAAGGGTGCTCGCGATTCCGATGAGGATTACGACGACGAGGAAGACAAGGAAAAGCCCAAGAAGGCAGCAAAGGACCGCAAAGCAAAGGATGAGAAGCCCGATGATAAGCCTACGAAAGCCGCGATGGACGCCGCAATTGCTGGAGTCCGTGCCGATTTCCTCGCTCTCGATGAAGCTCGCCGGGATGTACGGCCGGTAGTTGGCGAGATTGTAGTGGCGATGGATTCAGCCGAATCTGTCTACGGTTTTGCTCTCGATCATCTGGGGGTGGAACACAAGGACGCTCCCGGTTTGGCTTCCAAACGAGCCATCTTCAAAGTTGCTGCGAAACATGCGGCAACGCCAGCACGTACCACGGTGGCGATGGATTCCGCACCGGCAATGAAGCGCTTCAAGGATTTGGGCCGCATTCGAGTCATGTAGTCAACGTCAAGATTAGGGAGTAATAAAATGCCTTTCCAGACCCGAGTAAATTCGTTCAATCCTGTAGGAGTCGAGGGTGACCCCGCGAGCGTCAATCCTCGCTCAAGCACTCTCGCTGGGGCCGGTGGCCTAGTTGCGGGTGCGCAAGGGGCCATTGTTGGCCGCTTCCACTGGATTGCTCCCGATTTCATGACTGCCAATCCGTTCGCCGATGCTTCGGTTGCTCCCGATGGTTTCCTTCACCGGGCGCAGCAAGCGTTAATCGAAGTGTACCTTCAGGAGTTCTCGCTTCAGGTGCCGGCCGGGTTCCAAGTGGATCTGAGCAACGGTGGTGATTTCTGGGTCAAGAATGCCGGACCTGCCGCGCTGACCAAGGGTGCTAGCGTGTTTGCTGGCTTTGCCGATGGCCGCGCTTACAGTTCGGCCCCGGCCGGGGCAACCGGCACGGCCTCGCTCGGCTCTACCAATACCGCAGCTCTCGGCAGCACCAGCACCGGGACGGCAGTTGTCGGCAATCCGGAACAGATCACCATCAGCGCGGTAACCGGCGTGTTGAGCATTGGCGACAGCGTGGCTGGTACGGGCATCCCCGTAGGGACTCAGATTGTCTCCCAGATTAGTGGCACGACTGGCGGCGCGGGCGTCTATGAGTTGAACGAAGCAAACACCGCTGCTGCCGCTACCATTACCACTTTCGGCAACGTACTTGTGGTGAGTGCATCAACCGGCCTCATCAGCGTTGGCGATACGACCGCCGGTATCACCGGCGTGCCTGCCGGAACCACCGTCACCTCCCAGGTGAGTGGTACGGTGGGTGGCGTGGGAACCTACACGCTATCCGCTCCCGGCACGGCATACTTCGCTTCGGCGGCCGGCGTCACCACTTTTGGCAGTGTACTCAAGGTGGCCACAGTGTCGGCAGGGACGGTGCAAACCGGGATGCCCATCACTGGAACCAATCTCCCGGCCACTTCCGTTGAGTCTCAGATCAGCGGTTCCGGTGGCGGAGTTGGGGTATATCAACTATTCGCTCCCGGTACGCAGTACGTGGCTACCGAAGCATTTACCACCGCCGGTGGCATCGCATCCGGTTGGACTGCTTATCCCACTTCGGTCGATGACGGCGCGGTGGGCAGTCTGGTCAAGATTTCACGGCAACCTCAGTAAGCAACATAATTCATAGAATGCGGGGAACATCACAATGACTCCAGAGCTGCTCGCTCTCGAAAGAATGGCCGGAATTATCCTCATGGGACAGCCCAATGCTGCAATCCTTGAGGCTGATTCCAATGGCAACGTCCTGGCTATGGACGCGCAGCCCGCGCTCGTCACGTCGAGCAACGCCGGTGTTCCTGCGATGTTCACCACCTACGTAGATCCTCGCATTATCGACATTCTCGTCAAGCCCATGCGGGCCGTCGAGGTTGTCGGTGAGGAAGTCAAGAAGGGCGATTGGATCACCGATACGGCGATGTTCATCGAAGGTGAAGATGTCGGTCAGGTATCCAGCTACGGCGATTACTCGGAGAATGGTGTCTCCAACGCCAATATCAATTATCCCCAGCGTCAGAGCTACCACTATCAGACGATCACCAATTGGGGTGAGCGTGAGGTAGCGCGAGCCGGCGCGGGACTGGTGGATCTGGCTTTCCGCAAGAACAAAGCTAGCATCAGCACCCTCAATCTCTTCCAAAATGCGAGCTATTTTTTCGGCATAGCTGGCCTGGAGAACTACGGGTTGCTTAACGACCCTTCGCTGCTCCCGGCCATATCTCCGTCAATCAAGGCGGCGGGCGGTACGGCATGGGCAGTGGCCACCGCCAACGAGATTTTGCACGACATTCAGTTGCTCTACCAGCAACTTGTATCGCAGACCAACAATCTCGTCGATCTCGAAACCAACATGACGCTCGCCATGTCTTCGCAGACGCAGACGTGGCTCACTGACACCAGCGATTTCAATGTCAACGTCTTTGATCGGATCAAGAAGAACTTCCCGAATATGAAGATCAAGACGGCCCCGGAGTATACGACAGCATCGGGCAACAGCTTGCAGCTCATCGCCGATGAGGTCGAAGGAGTCCGGACTGCATCTTGCGCATTCACGGAAAAGCTTCGTGCTCATCCGGTAGTTATCAAACTCAGTTCCTTCATGCAGAAGAAATCGCAGGGAACCTGGGGCACAATCATCTATCGTCCAGTATTTATCGTTTCGATGCTTGGCGTGTGATACCGTAGACGCATTAAGGCAACTTGGCCCCTAGAGCGTTCTAGGGGCCTATTTTTTCGAGAGGGGAATCTCATGCACTACAGAAACGGAAGAGAAGCAAAGAACGGCGATAAGGTAGTCAGATTGAGTGGAGGAAAGATCGAAGTTTTTGGCGTTCTCCACAGTGCGACTCCTGGTAATGATTATTGCAACGGCAATATCGCTACCATCCAATCGCCGAACGAATTCGCATGTATGTGCGATTGTCTGCATATCGAAGATGTGGCAGAATTGCTCGCTACGGTCGGTTTGGACAAGCGACCTGAAGGTAAATAACTATCATCGGTTTGGACAAGCGACCTGAAGGTAAATAACTATCATCAGCATTTCGAGAGGGGAATCTCATGCAAACTATCACCATCGGATCGAAGCTCCCATTCGGCTTCATCCTCAAACATCCAATCGACCCAACCCAAACTGTCACTATCAAAGGGCTCAATGGTGCGCCTAGAGGTCGCAACGGAGTCCTGGTGCAATTGCCGTACATGACCACGGAAGTTGACAAGGACTTCTGGGAATTGTGGCACGCCGTACATACCAGCAACGCTCGTCATCCCTTCGGCCCGCTCAAATCCGGGTCCATATTCGTGGCCGGAACTCAGGATCGCGCCGAAGCAGTTCATCGTGAGCGCGAAAAGGAAAAGACGGGATTGGAAGGTCTGGTTGCTGAAGACTACAATCTCAAGACAAGGGTGGATGAGTGATGAATGGAGCGTGCGGCGGCGTAGCAGTCTTCAGCTCACAGCAATTCCTATTGCTGTTTCCTGAATTCTCAGGTGTCGATCCAAACAAACTTCAGGCGTACTTTACGAGTCTTGCCACTCTGTATTTGAGCAATTCGCCGAACAGTCCTGTATGCGATCTCACCCGCCGCCTCACTTTCCTCAACATGCTGGTGGCTCACATCAGCTATCTCAAAGGCGATCTGGATGCTGTAGCCATCGCACCAGCTCCAGCATCTGCCACGCTCAATGTGACCGCGCCCACTGCCGGCCCTTTCGTCATATCTCATGGCCTCGGTGCGGTTCCCGCATCCGTCGATATTCAGATGACTAGTTCGGGGGCCATCTGGCAAGCGAGCGCGGCCGATGCGCTCAATTTATATCTTGAGGGATCGGATGTAGGAGTCACCGCCGATGTCTACGTCTATCAGGATTCGCAGATACTCGCCGGCAATGGTGCGGCGCGGCCTGTAGGGCGCACCAGCAACGCCAGTGAGGGTTCGGTGAGCGCTGGATTCGACTATCCCGTGGGAAGCTCAGCAAGCGCGGCATTCTTCGCTCAGTCGCAGTATGGCGCGATGTTCTGGCAGGCGACAAGTTCCCTGCGGGGATTCCGCTATGCTGCCGGACCCTCACCTGGGTACCCCATTCGACCGGTAGGTTATTGGTTTGGGCGAGGGATCAGATAATGCCAAGCGCTGAGTCATTTACGCTCACGATGGACTCTTCCGAGTTGCTTGAGGATATAGAGCGTATTTACCGCGGCGAACTTACGTTCCCTACAGTTTCGGCGGTTCGGGTTATTGAAATGAACCTCAATATTCCGATCTACTTGGAGGAAAATGAACATCCCCGTCAGCGATAGCGTCAACAACAAGTTGCTCGAAATTGCTAAGAAGTTCGGCGGCGGCCATGTGCGCGTTGGATTCCTGGAAGACAAGAAATATCCCGATGGAACTCCAGTGGCTCAGGTAGCTTTCTGGAATGAGTTCGGCCACGGTGGTCCATTCCCCGCTCCACCTCGACCTTTCTTTCGAACGATGGTGGAAAAATACTCTAAGCAATGGCCCGGTGACATGGAGGTTTTTGCAAAAATTCACGATTACGACGGACCTGCGATCCTCGCCGAAATGGGAGTGATAATAGCCGAACAATTGCGCGTAAGTATTCTTGATATGAACGCACCAGCGCTTTCCCCTACGACCGCATTACTGCATTCCCGCTTTCCCGGTATAGGTGAATTCGGCGTCACTATCGAAGATGTTCTCCAAGCTCAAAGGGACGTGGCAGCCGGAGTTGCAGTGCCATCGGGTACTGTCGCAAAGCCTCTTGTATGGAGTGAAACCATGCTCAAAGCCGTAGAGTATGAGGTGACGAAATGACTCTACGGTTGCGGCAAATAGTCAACTCAATCAGCAACACGGTCAATCCCAACATCATCGTCACGTTGCAGATATCAGCCGGTTATACCATCGGCGCGGGGCAGCGGCAGCAACCTGTCTACAATCCAGCCATCACGGGACTGGGGCAGGTACAGGCGTTGGATGGAAGCGACCTCAAGCAGATAGAGAACCTCAATATCCAAGGCACTCTGCGAGCGCTCTATATGTACGGCAATCTCGCTGGCGTGATGCGGACTGATAGCAAGGGTGGGGATATAGTCACCATCAAGAGCGGGCGTAGCAAGACTGTTACCGTCCCCGTCACCGTCAGTCAGACTGGGGTAATTTCAGTTCCTCATGGCTTGGGAGTGACACCAGATCAGGTGAAGATACTTGCGACCGGACCCGGAGCCTTATGGCAACCAGTGGCCGCCGATGCCGTCAACGTCTACATTCAAGCGAGCGATATTGGTGTAAGCGGCATCATCACTGCGATTTCCAACGGTGTACCTCAGAATCGAAAAGTACCTCAGTTGCTCGCAGGAACCTGGCTGGTTGAAAAGGTTTTGGAATCGTGGTCTGATTGGACCAAAGTGGTGATCAGAAAACAATGAGCAAACTGCATCAGATCGCGCCGGAATTCGTAGCTTTTCATTGCCCAGGTTGTAAGTACGGTCATGCTGTTACAGTGAATGGTCATCGAAATTCTTCAGGAGCAACATGGAGTTGGAATGGATCGATGAATAAACCTACATTCAGTCCTTCAATCAACTGCAATCCTAACGACGATCTTCACCGATGTCACAGTTTTGTGAGGGACGGTATGATTCAATTTCTTTCCGATTCCTGGCATAAGCTGAAAGGTCAAACTGTCGAGATTCCGGAGTGGGGTGAGTAGTGGCTACAGTACTATACTTCCCATCTATAACGGTCGATGCAGTCATCGAAGCCCTGACGGCTTTCCTCACTCCATTTGTACCTGCCGGATGCCCTATCGTGAGGGGATGGCAGAACCGAGTGCCGCCCCCATTCACGCCGGCCGCTTCCGATCCGCTCGCTTTCGTGAAGCTCTCGGAGGTCAATCAAGTTGACCTTGAGACACCTCAGATGACTCAGAGTTCCGACCCCACCGTCCAGCAAGCTAGCATCCTCACTCCGACTCGGATGGATATTCAAATCGACTTCTACGGGCTCATGGCTGGGGACTATTGCAAAGCTATCAAGGCCGTTTTCCGCTCACCCTACGCTCCCGATCAGTTCCCCGATGGAATTGCGCCTCTTTATTCCAGCGATGCCATTCGCGGCGCTCTGATAACTGGTGAGGCACAGTACGAAGATCGTTGGCTAATTACAGCGAGTCTGCAATATAATCCCACTGTGACCGTCCCACAACAATCCGCCACTGTCATCACGGCGAATACCGAGGTTTACCAATGACGATTCCCGCATCTCAATTTGTTGGGGTAAAACCCTCAGTTCTCAATGCCGGTGGCGCTGGCCTGGTTCTCAATGGCCTTTTTCTCACTGAGAATCTTGCAATGCCGACAGGAACCGTCCTGAGCTTCGCCAGTACCGCATCAGTCGCATCATTCTTCGGATTGGCATCGGCTGAAGCGGCTGCTGCGGCTATCTATTTCGCTGGTTATACCGGAGCAACCAGCAGTCCTTCGGCGATGCTATTCGCGGCCTACAATGCCGCCAATCGAGCGGGATTTATCAACTCCGGGAGCTGGCTGAATACTCCGCTAGCTACCCTCACCGCCCTCACCCCCGGCACGCTCACGGTGACGATTGCGGGCACAGCAGAAACTTCGGCGAGTATCAATCTCTCGGGCGCTACCAGCTTCAGCAACGCAGCATCGCTTATCGCGGCTGGATTCACTTCCCCGGCATTCACCGTGACCTTCAGCGCTACAACCGGTCAATTTCAGATCATCAGCACGGCCACGGGGGCCGCTGAGACTGTTATCTTCCCCACCGGTGCGCTTGCCGCCGGTCTGCTCTTCACTCAGGCTACAGGTGCGCAGCTATCACAGGGCGCAGTGGCAGATACCCCCAACAGCGCCATGACCAATGCTTGGGCTCTCTCCCAGAATTGGGAGACGATGGTCACTTTGTTTGAGCCAACCCTGGCCAACAAAGAACTATTCGCGGCATGGTTTACGGCTCAGAATGACAGCGTCCTTTGGCTTGCATGGGACAGCGATACTCAAGCCAGCGTGAGCGGCGCGACGGAACCGTTCGGAGTTGTAGCCATCGCTAACAAGTACGATGGCGTGGCGTGCATAGGCGGAGATCCGGCTGCGGTCCCAGCAGGGAGCACACTCGCCGCGCTGGTGATGAATACCGCCATCTTCGTTTCGGGAGCAGTAGCTTCAATCAACTTCAGCGAGACGAATGGGCGCACCAATATCACGTTCCTTTCGCAAGCCGGTCTAGTTCCCGCTTGCGCCAATCTCCAGACCTATCAAAACCTTGTGGCCAACGGGTATTCGACCTACGGCGCGGTGAGCACTCGCAATCAGGGATTCACGTTCTTCGCGAACTCCAATATGCCGGGCGACTTTTCTTGGATCGACACTTACATCGGAGACGCCTGGTTAAGCGATCAGCTTCAGGTCAGCAATCTGACTCTTCTCACTACCATCGGCTCGATGGCCTACAACGCCAACGGATTCGGAGCGCTACGCACGTCGCTCGTCGGAGGTCCAATCGCCGCGGCTATCAACTTCGGTCAGATTCGTACCGGAGTGACGCTTTCGAGCACTCAGATTGCCGACATCACATCTAAACTCGGGGCCGGTTACGCTACGTTGATTTCCACGCAGGGTTACTATCTCCAGATCCAAGACCCTGGGGCGACCGTTCGTCAGCTTCGCGGAACTCCTGTTGTCAATTTGTATTACACGGACGGCGGGAGCATACAGCAGATCTCGATGGGTTCTATCGACCTACTTTAATCTCAGGGAGCGTAAGCAATGTCGGATATCACAAGTGCAAATAGCGTTGTCGCCATCACCGTACCGGGTCTGTTTCCGACTCCCATCATCCTTGAGGGATATTCAGCCGACGCTGCCTGGAATACGGACAACAGGACGGGAGCTGAGGTCCAGCGCGGTGTCGATGGTCGGCAGACGGGTGGCGTAGTCAAGAACTCCACCAAGCAGACCTTTCATTTTCAAGCGGACTCTCCCAGCGTGGCCCTATTCGACGCTATCGACACGGCGCAGGATGTGAGCAATACCGTATTCTATATCCAAGCGACGATAACCCTCCCTGGACCCGGCAAGGTATACAGCGGCGTGCGCGGAGTGCTGACTGACGTGAAGCCGATAGCCGATGCCGGCAAGGTATTGCAGGCCGTCGATTACGTGATCACATGGGAATCTCTCCGCTCGTCTATCATCTGACTATGGCTAGCTTTGATATCGCTTTCGATTGGCTTTTGGATTCGGAAGATCCGAAGCGTGAGTATCTGTCTGTCCCGGACGCGCCTCCGGGCGCTCATGCAATTTCCGGCATCAACTCTTACTCCTTCCCTACAGCTTTCAATCGTATCGCTGCTCAAACTCAGTCAATGCGAGCGCCTCTGGTTAAGAGCTTCTATGAGACCTATTTTTGGAAGTATGGGAGCATCGAGTCGGATGAGATCGCCAAGCGCGTATTCGATATGGCAGTCAACGCCGGTTCGCATGTCGCTATAAAGCTCATTCAGCAAGCGCTAGGGGCCACTGTAGACCGCGACGGTATTCTAGGGGTAGAAACCCTAGCCGCAATCAACGCAGCGCCTCCAGCCGAGCTTGTCGCAGCATTTCAGCGTGCTCGAAAATGCTTCTACGAATCAATTGCGGCGAAGAACCTTGAGAACCAAAAATATCTGGAAGGATGGCTCAAACGATGCGAAAGGTAATCACACACACAGTCACGTCGGAGGGGCGCGATCACGGAAAGCTCTTCCAGATTACGGAGATGAGTTCGTCCAAGGGTGAGGCATGGGCTTTGCGCGTATTCATGGGATTGCTGCAAGGAAACGTGGACATACCTTCCGGTCTGCTTAATAATCTCGGAATGGCGGCGCTGGCGGAATTTGGAATGCGAGCACTCACCTCTCTCAAATGGGATATGCTCGAACCCTTGCTGCGAGAGATGTTCGACGGCGTACAGATCATTCCGGACCCAAAGCAACTGCTAGTGGTGCGGCCACTGCAAGGGGATATGGGGGATTACGACATTGAGGAAATTGCGACCCGCGTCGAACTTCGCATCGAGATTTGGAAATTGAACATGGGTTTTTTGAAGGCCGCGCTCGGATTCCTTCAGCCTCATCTCGCCGCGGCCGAACAGCATTTCCATACAAAAGTCTCCCGGGAATAGTGGCCACTTTGATCTCGCGGCGCATGGCGACGCTCCATGAACTCGAAACCGTGTACGGCGTGGAGGATGCTTACAACATGCTGGAGATTTTGAGAGTGGACGATTACAACAATCGACCAGAGGAAACGTAATTGGCGACGGTCATCGACAGTCTCGTTGTAATGCTTGGCCTTGATAGCAAAGGTCTACAACAAGGCGCGTCCAAAGCCAAGGGCGATCTAAAGTCGATTGAGCAGGCTGCCGGTAAAACTGAGAAGGCTGTTGAGGGATTAGGCAAAGGACTTCTGACCTTGCTCTCGGTCATCGGCGGAACCGTGGCCATCAAAGCCTTCGTGCAGGACTTCATCGACACCAACGCTCAGTTGGATCGGCTCTCGAAGAACTTGGACGTAGGAGTCGCCAGCATTACGCAATGGGGTAATGCTGTCGAGCAGGTTGGCGGAAGCAGCCAAGGTCTTCAGGGTACCCTGACGATGCTATCGAAGGCTCAGACTCAATTGCGGCTCACTGGGGAGTCCAGCCTTATACCTTACTTCTCCATGATGGGTATTTCGATGGCTGGGGTAGGTGGAAAGGCCCGCACGGTTACTGATGAGCTTCTGGATATGGCGAGCTTCGCAGAGGGCAAGGATCGCCCTACAATGCACAACATGTTCGCGATGATGGGTATCGACGAGGGTACGATCAATCTCCTACTCACTGGACGCAAGGAGCTGGAACTCACTCTTGCCCGTCAGAAGGCTTACGGCGATCAACTCGCCAAACTCACGCCTGCCGCCGCTCGGTTACAGGCCAGCATAGTTGGTTTGAAGCAGCAGTTCTCACTCTTTGGACTTGAATTGCTTCAGCAAGCTCTGCCGGCTTTAGAAGCAATGTTTGCCGGATTGGAGAAGTTCGGCAACTGGTGTCGCAACAATGAAGAGTTCATTGTGGATTTTCTAGAGGTGATGACGGTCGGCCTAATTGGTTTGGCTATAGTCACTTCACCCATAACGCTCATGACAGTGGCTGTACTCGCACTAGGGGCTGCTATCGCGCTTCTGTGGGACGACTATCAGGTCTGGCAGAATGGTGGAGATAGCTTAATCGACTGGTCGAAATGGGAACCGGGCATCACGGCAGCTAAAGAAGGGGTTGCTGG